ACGTAGGGGCGGGGCTTAGTATTACCCCCGCCCCGGGTTCAGAGTCACGTACGGAGTGACTTACAGCCGTTAGATGTGTATACACGTGGACGATCAGGATCTGTGATTCGTGAAGCGAATCTGACGGAAGATCGTCCGAAGCTTCGTGGTAGGGCCCCTATGTTGCTTTATCTTTACTTTAATAAAGTAAAGTAAGATGCTGTCCCTTGCTTTATTCGTTTGCTAGTTGTTTACAGCTGTCTTTGCTTCGCCTCGAAGCAAAGGACATTCTCATCGTCTATAAAAGCTGTGTTTTTCTTCGTTGTAACAACAACGAAAATGGGTCTGAAATATTTCGCTCATCTTCCGTTAGAATTGAGAGAGAAGATCGTTCGTGATCATTTGCAAGAGGAGAGGAAGAAAGAGTTTCTGGAGAAGGCTATTGAAGATAGCTGTAGAAGACATGAGGCTTTGTTGATAGAAGACCCTTCACCTGCAGAACTGAATTCTCTGAGTAAGTTCTTAACTGCTTTATCTGATTACGTTGGTAATCAGTTTAATACCAGATGTTTAATTAGATGGAAGAAGGATGTTCCTTCCAAAGTTAAGTTTGGATTTATGGATGAACAACATCATAAGCTATATGGTTCTATGGACATGGATGATCTTTCATGTGGAGAGTTGTTCATTCCTGATGAAGAAGATGATCTTACCTATGAAGATGGTGTCATAGTTAGATGTAGTCAGTTAGACCAATTGTTCAAATCTTTAGGAATTGAGATAGTTTACATTGTTGTAAGTAAGCATTGTATTTGGGCTCCTTTGAGCAAGGAGATTGTAATTAAATGATTTAATGAAATACAATTAATACATTACAATAATATTTGAGAAATATATTATTTTTAATTACTCTGCGAAGCTATATGTCGTGGCCCAATAGGCCCAAATGCTCTTAAGCCCAATGAAATTAACACTGAAGTGAGTCAGCTGACGTCAGCTGACTCCTTGATG